TTCTGATAACGCCGATTCGCTCAGGGGCCAATATTTTGACGGAGTGGTGCTTGACGAGATTGGGGATCAAAACCCTAAAATCTGGAACGAAGTCATCAGGCCAGCATTAGCAGATAGGAACACAGACGATGTTCCTACGTGGTGTCTCTTTATTGGTACGCCTAAAGGTAAGAACCACTTTGCTGACTTTAGGGATCGCGCACAGACAGCAGAAGGATGGGCATTACTTGAGTTCAGAGCCAGCGAGACAGGGATTCTTAGCGAGAAAGAACTCTGGGATGCTCGTAAGGAAATGGGCGAAGACAAGTACGCTCAGGAGTTTGAGTGTTCCTTTAACGCAGCGGTTGAGGGTAGTTACTATGGTCAGATTATTAACGATCTCGAAGCCAAGTCTAGGATCACGACTATTGACCGGGATGACCTTTGCAAGTCTTTTGTTGCTTGGGATCTTGGTATGGGCGATTCTACTTGCCTTTGGGTCTGCCAGTTGGCTGGCAAGGAAGTTAGGCTTATCGACTGCATCGAGAATCACGGAGTCGGTCTGGATTGGTATGTATCATGGCTCAGGGAAAATAAGTACGAAGGCTTTGCACAGATACTCCCGCACGATGTGGAGGTAAGGGAGCTAGGCACTGGCAAGAGCCGTAAGGAGGTTCTTAACGAGGCTGGTCTTGAGATTACGGTTGCGCCTAGACTGTCTGTAGCCGATGGAATACAAGCTGTCAGACGCTTGCTCCCACGTTGCTGGTTTGACCACAAAACCAAGGCTGGACTAGATGCTATACGCAACTACCGTAGGGAATATAACGAGAAGCAGCAGGTCTTCTACGATAAGCCGTTGCACGATTGGTCAAGTCACTATTCAGATGCCTTCAGATACCTAGCAATAGGGCTTGACGAGAGCGATAGTTCGTGGTCTTCAGACTTGCCTATTAACGCAAAATGGGTTGTATAATAAGCAAAATTCCTGTAAGGGCTTGCTATGAAGATGGATGAAGGCCAGATCAAAGGCATTATTGAATCCGAGATAGATGACTCTATCGGATACATTGAGACAGAGACCGTTGAGGAGCGTCGTAAGGCGCTTGATTACTATCTCCGCAATCCGTATGGTAACGAGGTAGAAGGTCGCAGCCAGATCGTCACTGGCGAGGTAGCTGAGGCTATCGATGGTGCATTGCCACAACTTATCCGTGTCTTTACGACAACAGAGGATATTGTCTACTTTGAGCCTAAGACTGCTGAAGATGAGGAGTCTGCTAAACAGGCTACTGACTACTGTAACTGGGTGTTCTATCGTGAGAACGAAGGTCTACTGATCCTGCATAACTGGTTTAAGGATGCCCTGCTTGAGAAGGTTGGCATTGTTAAGTCGTATTGGGATGCCCAAGAAGATGTTATTAAAGAGAAATACCAGAACCTGACTGAAGATGAGTTGGTCATGCTGCTGTCTGACGAGTCTCTTACCGTTGTAAGCCAGAAGGTCGAGATGGTTCCTGCTGGCATGGATATGATGGGTATGCCGATAATGGCTCCATCGTATGACGTTACGGTCAAGCGGACAAACAAGAGTGGTTCTGTACGGATTGAGAACGTACCTCCAGAGGAGTTCCTGATTTCCAAGGCGGCTAGGACAATCGAGGACTCCCCTTTTGTAGCTCATCGCAAGCTCATGCAGCGGTCAGAATTGATTGCAATGGGCTACGACAAAGACATCGTAAATGAGCTACCTTCTTATGACGATCTAAGTTTCTCTGCCGAGCGTGTTGCTCGTTTTGATAACGGAGAACAGCCAGATCAGACTCAGTCCCTTGACCATTCTATGCAGACGGTTGAGGTATACGAGTGCTATATACGCATTGACGAGAACGATGACGGTATCGCTGAGTTGCGTAGGATTATCTATTGCGGATCGGAAATACTAGAAGATGAAGACTGCGACTATGTTCCATTCCATAGCATCTGCCCTATTCCTATTCCTCATAAGTTCTTTGGACAGTCGCTGGCAGATAGGACTATGGACATCCAGCTTATCAAGTCCACTATTACTCGTCAGTCTCTCGATAATCTCTACTTAACGAATAACAATCGGGTTGGCGCTGTAGATGGTCAGGTGAACTTGGATGACCTGCTTAACGCTACTCCCGGCGGTATTGTCCGTCTGAAGAACCCTAACGCTCTGGTTCCGCTTCAGGTTCAGTCTACCTTTGGTCAGGCTATGCCAATGCTGGAGTACATGGATGCGGTACAGGCCAAGCGTACTGGTGTTAATGACGCGCAACAAGGTCTTGATCCAGACATTCTGTCTAACGTAACTGCTGCTGCTGTTGCTGCGATGATGAAGTCTAACTCTGGAAAGCTGGAGTTGATTGCCCGTATCTTTGCTGAGACAGGCGTAAAGAGCTTGTTTAGAGGCATTTTGCATCTGTTGGGTAAGTATCAGGATAAGCCTAAGATTGTCCGTATGAGAGGCAAGTACGTGCAGTTTGATCCTCGCACATGGGCTAATGAGTACGATGTATCCGTTAATGTTGGTCTGGGTTCAGGTGACCGGGATCAGAAGCTAACGATGCTTCAGATGGTGCTTGCCAAGCAGGAGCAGATCATCCAGACCTATGGCCCATCTAATCCACTTGTTTCTGTTGGTCAATACCGTAACACGTTAGCAAAGTTCATTGAGGCTGCTGGTTTCAAGGATGCTAATGCTTTCATGAACGAGATTACGCCTGAGATGGATGCCCAGTTGTCGCAGCCACAGCCACCTGCGCCAGATCAACAGGCAGAAGTGGCGCAGTTATTGGCGCAGGTAGAGCGTGAGAAGACACAAGCTAAGGCGCAGATTGATGCTGCTAAGTTGGATCTGGAACGTCAGAACCTAGAGGCCGAATATACTCGTAAGGGTATAGAGATGCAGATGAAGAACCAGAAGGATCAGGCTGACATTCGCATTAAAGAAGCGCAGTTAGCAGTTCAGCAATTGCAAGCGGTATTGGCAATGGATCTGGCTGATGAGGATAGCCGTAACCGTCAGGCTGAGATTGTCTTAAAGGCGATTAAAGAGCTAGGGAGTCTGACAGGTGGATAAGGCACAGTGGGCTTCTAACTTGATTATGGAGCCAATCTTTCAGGAGATGATGGAAGATCTCCGAGGCAATGAGCTTAACAAAATTATAAATAGTACCTATGGTGAATTAGAGCTTCGTGAGGAGGCTTATATCCGTCTTAGGGTACTAGATTCAATTGAATCTCATCTTGAAAGCATGGCTGCTCAAAAGATGATGGACGAAAAAAGGATTAAGATTTTGTAACCCGAATCGGGCGGTTCCCGATATAATTTAGGAAACAACATACATGAGCGATACTCCAAACACGACTCCTGATGGAAGTGGAGAGTTGACGGTAGAAGGTGCAGCTAACGCTTTCTTGAGCATGATGAACCGAGAAGATGGCTCCGAACAGGAACAACCAGAATCCGCTTCAGAAGCTAACGAAAGCGAGGCCGAATCTGATGAGTCTTATGACGAGTCAGAGGTAGAACAAGAAGATGACGATGGTGAGCAAGAGGAGCCTCAAAAGTACCGTGTTAAAGCCGCTGGCGAAGACCGGGAGGTAACCCTTGATGAGCTTATCAAGTCTTATCAACTTGGCACTGATTACACCAAGAAATCGCAAGCCGTAGCTGAGGAACGCAAGGCGGTTGAGGCCGAACGTCATGCAGTTCAAGAAGCCAAGGCATTGCGCGATCAATACGCGCAGCAGTTGGGGATCATCGAGCAGATGTTGAACCAGCCGCAACAAGCAGAGGATTTGGATTACCTGAAAGAGACTGACCCTATCGGTTATGCCGTAAAGGTCGCAGAATTGTCTCAGAAGGAGAAGCAGTTAGCACAGGTTCGCGCTCAACGAGAGATGATCTCTCAGCAGCAAGAATATGACAGGCAGCAACAGATGAAGCAAATGATAGCCGCTGAATCTGAGAAGCTAGTTTCTGTGTTACCTGAGTTTGCTGATCCGTCTAAGGGCGAAGTAATCCGTAAGGACATTCGCACATACGGTAAGCAGATGGGATTCTCTGATGATGAACTGGCTAACGTATTTGATTCACGAGCCGTTCTGACGTTATACAAGGCGATGCAGTACGACAAGTTACAGTCTGCGAAGCCGGGGATTACTAAGAAGGTTTCAGAGGCTCCCAAGGCTATTAAGCCGGGAGTATCTAAGCCGAGGGATAGTAATTCTGAGGAAATTAGGAAACTTAAGTCACGGGCTAAATCCACTGGTAGTGTTAAGGATGCGGCTAATGTGTTTGAACGCTTTTTATAAAGGATTGAATCATGGCAATTTATAACGCCTACGACGCAATCGGTCAGCGCGAAGATTTGACCGACGTAATCTATGACATCTCGCCTACTGAGACTCCATTCATGTCTTCGATTGGCAAGACCAAAGCTACGGCTGTTTACCACGAGTGGCAGACCGACAGCCTTTCGGCAGCTACTACCAATAACGCTGCAGTTGAAGGTGCTGACGCTTCGGACGCAACTTTGTCGCCTACTACCCGTCTTGGTAACTACACTCAGATCCTGCAAAAGACTATCAAAGTCTCTGGCACTCTGGATGCAGTGAACAAGGCTGGCCGTAAGTCGGAAAAGGCTTACCAGTTGGCTAAGGCTTCGCAAGAGCTGAAGCGCGATCTGGAAACCATCCTGCTGGCTAACCAAGGTCGTTCGGCTGGTACAACTAACTCGACAGCCCGTAAGATGGGTTCGCTGTTGTCGTGGATCAAGACCAACTCGTCGGTTCAGACTAACGGTGGCGATCCAACAACTATCGGTGTATCGACTCGTACAGACGGCAATACTCGTACATTCACCGAAGCCCTGCTGAAAGAAGTTGTGGCTGAAGTGTTTACTTCGGGTGGCGTACCTAAGATTCTGATGGTTGGCCCATCTGGTAAGCAGAAGGTTTCTAGCTTCACAGGTCTGTCGGCTTATCGTTACAACGTTAACGCTGGTGGTGGTGGTGCTGTTGGTGCTGCTACTATCGTTGGCGCTGCTGACGTTTACCTGTCGGACTTCGGTTCAATGAGCGTGGTTCCTAACCGCTTCATGCGTACCCGCGATGCTCTGATCCTTGATCCTGAGTACGCTGCTCTGGCCTATCTGCGTCCTTTCCAGACTAACGAGCTTGCAAAAGCTGGTGACTCTGATAAGACTCAGGTTCTGGTTGAAGTTACGCTGGAAGTTAAGAACGAAGCTGCGCATGGCATCGTTGCAGATTTGAATATGGCACTGTAAAGAACTAGCCCCTGACCTTATGGTTTGGGGCTTTTCTATGAGGATTTATGGACTATAGACAACAGGTTGTTCATGCGGACGGTGATGGCGGTCTTATCATCGAAACTAAACAGGACGTTACGGACATTCTTGAACGTAACAAGCAGATTCTGGAGGCAGACAAGCAAAGAGCTGGACATCTTAACGAAATGCACCATATAGCCAGTATTCCTTTTACGGTCATTGATGACTTGAATAAAAAGGGGATAATGAAGGGCTTTAATATCATAGATGACGTGGCTTTTGCGAGTTGGCTTAATAGTTCCGATAATGCACAATGGAAAGTCTATAGGGGAACAGTATGATCGTAGGTGCTTGCGTACCAGCTAGGGATGAGGTTCACACATCGTTTGCGTTTGACTTTGCCAAGATGGTCGGCAGAGATTCAAGGCATAGATGCTCTAAGGATGGCAATGGGCTAAAGCTCTATACGATGGCAGGAACGCTGATATTTGATCAGAGAGAGAAGCTAGTAGATGCTGCTCTTGCTGAAGGATGCGATGCGATTCTGTTTATTGACTCTGATATGCGGTTTCCGTCTGACACTATTGATATTTTGTTAAGCCGTGATGTGCCGATTGTTGGAGTTAATGCAGTAACAAGACGTAAGCCGACATTGCCGACTGCGTTGAATCTACAAATTGAGAAGGATGAGAATGGCAAGATTATTCGTCATGCTTGGCATAAGATAGATTCGATGGATAAAGAGGGCATAGAGCCTGTTACAGCGGTTGGTTTTGGTGTTGTGATGATCCGTAAGGAAGTCTTTGAGAAGGTTCCTAAGCCTTGGTTTGATGTGGGTTGGGGATCTAAGGGCATCATTGGCGAGGATGTACATTTCTGCATCAAAGCCTTAGATGCTGGCATTCAGACTTACGTAGATCATAGTTTATCTAAGCATATTGGTCACATTGGTACGTATGAGTATCGATGGGACGATGTAGAGGAAGGCGCTATAGAGGCGCACAATAACGGGAAATAAACATGGCATTTACGAGCTACAGTGACCTAAAGACTACGATAGCGAACTACCTAGCTCGTAGTGATCTGACTTCAGTTATCCCTGACTTTATCCGGTTAGCTGAGGAGCGTTTACGTCGTGATCTGAGAACCCGGCAGATGTTGGTCGTTGCTACGGCTGACACTGTTGGTGGTGACTCTACGGTTGGTCTGCCTACAGACTTCCTAGAGATGCGTGACATTCACATAAACACCAATCCTATTGCCTCTCTGTCTTACGAGGCTCCTAACGCTTTCTACTCTAACACTAGAGCTACTCAATCTGGTCTGCCCACTACTTATACGGTATTGGCTTCAGAGCTGCAATTCTCGCCTATCCCTGATGGTGTCTATACGGCTCAGATGCTGTATTACGCCAAGCCTCCGCTATTAAGTGATAGCAATGCAAGCAATGTATTCTTGGCTAACTTCCCTGATGCGCTGCTATATGGGGCTTTGGGTGAGGCTGAACCGTATCTAATGAATGACGCTAGGTTGCAGGTCTGGGCATCTCTTTATGATCGTGCTATAGCGTCTATTTCTGCTGCTGACCAGTCAAGTGAGTACAGCGGTCAACCGATGGCAATGTCTTATAACGTGAGGTAAATCATGGCAGAAATGTCAAACTATCTTGAGAATGCGCTGATTAACGCTACTCTCCGTAACACCAGCTACACAAGCCCTTCAGTCGTTTACATTGGTCTTTATACATCTGATCCTACTGATGCGGATACTGGTACAGAAGTCTCTGGCGGTTCTTATGCTCGTCAGGCTGTGACTTTTGGCGCTCCTAGTAATGGCGTTAGCACCAATACTGCTGCAATCGAGTTTCCACAGGCTACAGGAACATGGGGAACAGTTGGCTGGATCGGTATCGAGGACGCATCAACTGGCGGTAACTTGCTGTATCACACAGCCCTAGATGCATCTAA